TTTTCAAGTAGTTCTCAATTATTTATTGACAATCAGGGTAATACACCTGTTAGTGGAGGTTACTATTCAAATGGATTTGAAGTTTTATTTGTAGATTCAAATGGTAATGTAACTTCAAATAGTATTTGTAGAAGATAAATAAAATAATAAGTATGAAAAAAAGTATAATAATTTTAGTATTAATATTGGTCAGTTGTGGTAGCAAAAAAACAACAACCTCTGTAACTACATCAAAAGCAACTAGTGCAGAAACTAAATATGTATCTCTTCCAATTGAAACCAATTATTCAGTTGGATTGGAATGTGATTCTTTAGGTCGTGTAAAGCCCATAAATTATTTAAAGTCTAGTGGGTTAAATAGAGGTTCTGTTGACATTAAAGGCAATAGACTTAATGTAAGACTACTTACAGGTCAAAGTGTCTACAATAGCCTAAAAACTACCTCAGATACCTCAATAGAAGATAAAGAAGAGATAGTGAGATATAAAGTAAGTCATTGGCATTGGTTTTTTCATCTATTAACAGGAGTATTTATTTTCCTTCTAATAAAATTAGGTGGGTTAAACCCTTTAAATTGGATTAAAAAAATAAAATTTTGGTAATGAAAAAAAGTATATTAATAGATAGATACAGTTCTGAAAAAGAACAGACAATAGGCAAGATTTATCTTTTGGATGAAGAAACACAGTCAGTTATAAAAATGTGGTATTCAATGGAGTTACCTTGGCTTGACAATACAAAAAGAGTTAGTTGTATTCCTACTGGTAATTATAAGGCAGTTATTCACTACAGTCCAAAATTTGGTAAATGTTTGTGGTTACAGGATGTACCAAATAGGTCAGAAATACTTATTCACCCAGCTAATTTCTACTATGATTTACTTGGTTGTATAGGTATTGGAAAGTATTTAAGTCACATAGATGGTGATAAATATATTGATATAACTTCATCAAAAGATTCTATGCAAGAACTACTTAACTTAGTTGGTAGTCAAAGTGTTATAAATATACAGATACGATAATGTTTTTATACAAAGTATTAATAAACAAAATAAATAAAGTAATGAAAGGATGGTATGAAACATACTCCTACTATATAGGGGAATATTGGGAACAAATTAAAATTCCGTTATATGGGTTATTTGCTTTTTTAAATGTTGACATAAATGTTGTATACATAATAATGTGGCTGATGATTATAGACACTATAAGTGGAGTAATAAAAGCAATTGCAGTAGATAAAATAAAGTTTACATTTAAGAAGTTTTATATAGGGATAATGTCTAAATTTGTGTTACTAATGATTCCAATGGCACTAGCACTTATGGCTTTAGGAATAGGATATGATTTTACTTGGGCAGTTGAGGCAACATTAAGATTAATTGTTTTATCAGAAGGAATTAGTTTTTTCACAAATATAGTATCAATCAGAGAGAAAAAAGTGTATGAAAACAGAGATTATTTATCAATTATTTTAAATTGGGTTAGGTCACAATTAATTTCCATTTTTGACTCAACAATAAATGATAAAAATAAAGAAAATGACAAATGAGGTAGAAAATAAACCTTTTAAATGCTAAATAAGCCACTTTACATCCATGTAGGTGGCTTTTCTGTTTAATTTAATATACTTATACCAAAAATATATTTAAGTGTCTTAGAAAGCAAGTTAAGCACTACTTCTAAAATTAAGAAATTGGGTTAAAATCTAAAGGAAAAAATCAGCTACAAAGAAAGAAACAAAGAAATATATATATATACTACTATAAAATTAATTTCTTTTTATATCACTTTTTCTTTGTTGCTAAATATATTTTTACATTTTGACAATAAAATTAGCATACAAAACCTCTCAGAATAGGTTTTATTTTAATTCTAAGAGACTTTAATGTTTTTTTGATATACTTATATTAAAGAGTACGAGATAATGTATTTAAATAGTCTTTAACAACTTTTTAAAACTAATCACAAGTATTATCAATAATTAAGGGGGGGACTTTTTGTCTGTTTTTGATGTAAATTACTTATAATGAGTTAATTACGTGAATATTTTCCTGACACATATACGAGTAGTACTATTATCTACTACTAATAATAATATACTATAGATTAATAGAAATAATAGAATTAATAGAAGAATAGTTAAGCCTTTAATTACCCTCCTTTTATTTTAGAAGGAAGACACAACTTCAAGATTTTCTAAAACAGCTATAGTAAATAAAATAATTTAAAAATAAATTGATAAATACTTGCATATGTCAGTTTAATTTCGTATATTTGTATCAGATTTAAAGGTTAAAAAAGAAGAGTTATATAAAATTTTACAAATTTGGAGTGTATGTTCTTTTTAATTACCTTTGTCAAAGCACAACAGAGTAAACTGTAAAAATCTGGGTTCCCTCTGGTCTGGCCACTAGAGGGTCTGTTCCCCACTAAGAACAGATAGTATAAAAAAGAACAGATAATATGAAAAAACAAGAAATTTTAAGTTTACAATCAAGACTAGAAGCTTCAGGTCTTGAACTAACTAATGAAATCACTCTTTTGATAACTAACCTCAGTAATAAAATTCCTGTAGGTAACAAAATTAAAGCAAAACTGGACTACTTCACTGCAAAAGACTTAAAGAAAGTCCATTCTAATTTAGAAGTAGCTAAAGAACTTATTTTAATTATAACTTCCAATTTTTCTTACACCAAATACAGGTCTTTGGAAATTGATGATGAAAGAGTTAAGAAAGGATATATAAGACTTTCTTCTTCTATATTAAAAAGTCAAGTTAGTACTTCAAACGATAATACCTACAAAAAAATACTTGATTTACTTCTAAAATATCAAGTGATTGAAAAAGGTATAAACTATTCAACTACTTCTAAGAAATGTAATGAGTTTAGACTTACCAGTACTTATTTTGGTAAAGGTATTAATTCAATAACATTAAAAACTCAATTTGCTAAGAAACTTTGTAATAAAGGTAGAATGGCTAACTTAGAAAAAGCTGCTTCTACTGCAATTGGTAGAAATGAACTCTATAATCTTAGTAGAATTGAATTACCTTCTATTGATAAAGTAGAAACACATCTCAGGAATAGAATAAAAGAGGGTTATACAAATAAAAAAGGTAAAAGGTTATATATACTTGGAAAGAAAAAAAGAGACTCTCAGAAGCTTTATATGGAGGATTATCTATACCAGTATAGAATATTAAAAGAACACCTCAATATTCCAATTGTAACAGAAGAAAAAGCTGGTTATAGGGTTATCACTAAATTTAATATGATGCCTTCTGTAATAAGAGAAATAATTAAAATTGATAATGAATATTTAGTAGAGTGTGATTATTCAACCTTGCACCCAAACATAGCCAATAGAATATACAGAGGTACAAATAATATTTCAATTACACACGATATTGTGGCAGAATACTTAGATATTTCTAGGAAAGAAGCTAAGATAGAACATCTTTCTTTCTTAAATAAAAAGATAGTAGATATGAAAAGAAGTCCTCTATATAAGTATTATAATGATAATCACAACTATATGCTATTATTATTAGAAGCAGATAAGATAAGATATAAAACGCACAAGATTACTTCTCAAAAGCTTTTTTCTGTAGAGGTACAAATGATGGAAGAAGTTATAAGAATATTATTTGATGAAGGTATTGAGACAACTTATATATTTGATGCTTTATGCACTAAAGAAGAAGATGTAGAGAGAGTAAAAGAAGTAATGAACCAAGTAGCTAAGAATAATAAAATAAAAACAAAAGTATAATGAAAGAAGTATTTAAAAACATTAAAGGATATGAAGGGATTTATTCAATTTCAAATCTTGGTAAAGTAAAAAGTCAATCAAGAGTAATTATTGATATTAAAGGAGTAAAGAAACATATTAAAAGTAGAATAATGAAAACTCAATATAATAATGGAGATGAGTTTGTAACATTACATATTAATAATAATAGAGATACTAGATTAGTTAAAGATTTAGTTTTAGAAGCAGGATTTAAAAATGTGGCACAAAGATACCATAAAGATAATAAAGTTGCTTACAATGGACTAGAGGTATCTCAGGAGGAATTTGATTCATTAAAAGAAAGAATATTTCAATTAAATTATGATTATGAATTAAACAAGGTTAAAAATCCCTCAGAAGTAGATAAAAAGCTTTGTGAAAAGATAGCTATACAAAATACAAATGGAGAGATGAAAAGAAAGTATATAATAACCGATTAAAACAGAGATACTATGAATGAGATAAAAAAAATGGATAATACAAAAGTAGACCGAAATAAGTGTAAAGTTATCATTGAACATATTCCAAGGTTAATAGAAAAAGCAAAAGTACATTGGTGGACTGATGAAAATCTATCTACTTATAATAATAAATATATATGGTTTAAAGATGAAGGTGAGGGTAGTCATTTTAGGACTATAAACTTAGTACCTTATGAAGTCACCAAATCTTTTTTTAACCTTAAAGTTACTGAATGGAAAAAAGAAGGCTGTGGTTATTACTCAATTATTTAAATATTATTCTTTAATAATTTATATAAAAACAAAATCGTAGTATATTTGTGTAGGAATAGAGATAATAAATGAAAAATCAGTTATCAAGTAATCCTTGACAACTGCCTCAGAAGGGAAATAATAAACAAATAAAAACAGAGATTATGAAAACAGAAGAAATGACAAAAACAGAACAAGTAAACGAATGGTTAAACAGTGATTCAATTAAGTATTTAATTGGTGCAGTTGATATACCTTTTGATGGAAGAGAGGAATATAATGCATTCACTAATGAAGAATATGACCACATTATTGAAAGTCATTCTCAAACCAAAGAGATAATGAAAGGTTATGAGATTGATGGTGATGTAGATGAGATAGATAAAGATTATGCTGAAGTTTGTGACAATTATTCATTCAATATGTTTTTCAATGATTTTGTTGAGGTGTTTGAAAAGAAATTAGCATTTAAAAAACTTACAATAAATAATAACGCTGAAGTATTTAGCTAATATGTGGATATACAAAGGAAAAGAAATAACAAATATAAGTGAATTACCTCAACCCTCTACACCAGAGGGTTTTGTTTATTATATGGAAAACAGTAAAGGTGAAAAGTATATTGGTAAGAAATCATTTTGGTCTAGGATAACTTTACCGCCACTCAAAGGTAAAAAAAGAAAGAGAAAAGTAATTAAAGAATCTAATTGGCTTCAATACAGCAGTTCTAATGATGTTTTAAAAGAAAGTGATATAATATGTAAGGAAATACTAGAAGTGTGCTACAGCAAGCTACAATTAACTTATACAGAGGTAAAGTATCAATTTCTTTATAATGTATTAGAAGAAGATGATTACCTCAACAATAATATTCTAGGTAAGTTTTATGCAGATAAAATAAATCCTAGTTAAGAATAGAATTTCCAATAATTCGAGTTTAGACCCTTACATTAGCTTGTAGGGGTTTTTTGTTAGTTAAAATTTAACATTTTTGGAGGGTGTTCTCTTTTTTTGTATATTTGTCATATCGGAAATAGCTATGAGAAATCAAAATAATTCTAGAATAATTAACAAAAAATTAGCATATGTTAAAAAAAAATCGTATCTTTATGCAAGATTTTAAATTAAAACTAAACAAACTACTATTTATATATAAACAACTAACAAAAACACTATGATTGATTTAAACAAAAAAGAAGAAAAAGTAGGACAACATATTACTAATATGGATAAGTTCTCCCAACCAGTATTATTTGATGGAATAGGAAAAGGTCAATGTAGACCCACAGATTATGACAGTGTATTAGAATTGAGTAATAAGTACTGGTTTGCATTTGAAGTTAAAGAGAAGGGTAAAAGAATGCCTTATGGACAGAGTCTATCTTACACTAGAACTGCTGATAAATGGAGAAAATGTGGAGATATTGCTTATGTCTTTGTTGTAGAACATGAGGTAAAAGATACTAATGAACCCATTATGCTAAGAGATTGTATAATTACCAATGTATATTTTAATGGTGATTGGACTAAAGCAAAAAATAAATTAACAGTAGAACAAGGTGTTGAGAAATTAAAAGAGAAATATAATATTACAAAAATATAATAAGATGTTGATAAGAAAAATACTACCAGAGATAATATTTGCACTCCTTACTGTAGAAATAATAAGTTTAATACTTACAGTAATACCACCAGTAGAATTTATAGTATTATTTATAGGAGTAGCAACATTCAAATTACTAAACAATTTTAAACCAAATAAATAAAACAAGATGAAAGAGATTAAAGCAGAAGTTATTCAAAGAAGGAAAGAATTATTACACAAGTTAATATTCACAGAAGATAATACAATACTAGATATTTTAGAAGAAGAGATAAATAGTTACGATATACTTCTTAATATTATTAGAAGGGAAGAAGAAAGGTTAGTAGATAATAAACTAGATTCAGTTACTACTTCTATAAATAATGCCATTCAGGAATTACAATTATTTAAAAGTCAGCTATTTAGCTTAAAATAAAAAAACAAGATAATATTAACCTCATATTTACGATTTCATGAATACACTAATACAACTTAACAAATTCAACAATATAAAGTTTGATGAACCTACACATATATATAGAGTAGGAGATAAAGAATACAAAAGCACTACAACCCTCTTAGCAGAATATATGAGAGGGTTTGATGTAGAAGCACAATCATTAAAGTACTCAGAAAAACATGATTTAGGCCAAGAAGAAGTTAAAAAGGATTGGGCTAAAAAGAAGTTTATAGGTGGAACTAAAGGTTCTGCTGTACACTTAGTAGCAGAGAACTATTTTAAGAATAAAGAAACCCCTTATCCTGACTCTATTAGTATATTAGATGATGATACAAAGGCTAAGTATGAGAAAGAGGTAGAACTATTCAAAATGTTCTATAATGATTATAAAGACATCTTAGTACCTGTTTCTTTAGAGTTAGTAGTATATGATGAAGATTATGGTTTAGCAGGAATGGTTGATTGCTTATTCTTTAATAGAGAGACAGAAGAATTAGAGATTTGGGATTATAAGACTAATAAAAATATGAGGGAAGCTAATTACTTTGATAAAGAAGATGGTAAAATGTTAGCACCTCTACAGGAGTTTGATGAATGTGAAATGAATAAATTTAGTTTTCAATTAGAGATATATAAGAATATTATAGAGAAGAACACTAATTTAAAGCTAGGACAATCAACTCTAATATGGCTTAACAATAAGAATGATAGTTATAAAATCCTACCCACTAAAGAGGTAAGAGTAACTACACAGATACTACTAAATGAAATAAGTAAAAAGAAACAAGTTAAAAAAGAAATACAATGGTAAATAAAAACAAAGTTATGACAGAGACACAATTTATAGAAAGCAAAGGAGATTACTTCCACCTAAGACTATTAAAATATGTAACTACCCTCGATGAAATGTCAGAGGGTAATGAGTTAGATGAAATAAAAGAGAAGAACTTACCACTATTCTTTGACTTTGATGAGGGCAAATATTCAATTAAGTGGGAAGATTTAACTATTAAGGCAGTACAAGACTTAGATGATTTTAAAGAGGACTTCCCTTCACTAGATTTTGATAACTCAGAATATAACAAACTGTAATATGAAGATAGATTTTACAACTGAATTAGTAAACAAACTAAGGGACTATTGCAGAGTAAGTGCATCTAGTCTAAATAATGATGTACTAAGTAGAAACTATCAATACTATGCCGAGGAAGCATTAGGTGATTTACTATTAAGATGGCATAAGAAGAATCTAAAGGGTGATTGGAAGGAGAAGCAACTAAATGATAACTTCTATTTCATTAGCTGTAAAAATACAGTTAGAAACATAATCATTAGAGAGGATAGAAATAAGGTACAAGTGATGAAAGACTATGGTAATATTTCAATTGATAAAGATGCAGAAGAAGAAGAGATAATAATTCAACTTGAAAGTGATTATGAGAAGTCTATAGAGGCTGTAGAGATTAGGGAAGATAAAATGAATGGTATGATTGAATCAATAGTAAAAAGCCTAGAGAACAGTCCCTATATGCAACCAGAGGATGTCACAGTATTTGTAGAAACATTTCTAAATAGAAAGCAAATACCTATAGTAGCTAAAGAACTTAATCTCAGTAGACAAAGAATAGCTGACAGTAGGGCAAGGATAAGAAATATAATTAATCGTGATTACAACAATAGGTTGTTTTTATAAATAGCAATAAACAATAAATAATATGGAAAGTAAAAGAAAATTATTAGAAAGACAAATTGAAAACTTTGAGGGAGATAAAAGAAGTAAAGAATATAAACACCTTAAAGAAGAATTGGCTTCATTAGATTTAGAAGTAGAACAGGAAGAGGTAGTTACCCCTTCTAAAAATGAAGGTGATTTTAAAATCTCTGATGAGGTTTATGACACAATTATAGGCTTTAATGGTAAAGTAAGAGGTGACCAGTTAGGATGGTTATTCTCTACTTATAATGAAATATTCAATGAAAGGTTAACCAAGTGCTTATGTGCTGGTAAAATAAAAAGAATGGTAGCTAAAATAAAAGTGACTTATGAAAGAGAAAGAAAATAAAAAAGAACTAACTGATGAATACCTTCTTGAATTATTTAAAGAGGGTATTGAATGGTTTCAACCTAAGATGGTTGATGTATTAAATAAAAAGGGTGAAGTTGTTGGAGAGAAGGATATACACTTTAAACATATCTTTCTGAATGATTTCTTTATTGGGAAGAACTTGTATAGACAAAAGCTAAATACTTTATTTAATCAAAGACCTTGGGTAAAAGAAAAATACGATGAGTTGTTGGAGGTACAAGAATATAAGCTAGCTAATCTAGCTGCCTTTAAAGATATAGATAGTTCAATAACCAAGTTTATACTTTCTAATAAACACGACTGGAAAGAAAAGTCAGAGAGTAAAGATACAGTAGAATTTAAAGATTTTGATTTAAAGAATCTGGTTAGTTTCAAAACAAAGAAGGATAAAAAGAAATAATATGAGTGGCAATATAGAGTTAAGTGATAAATATAAACCCCTCCTAACTAATGATACTAGATATTTTGTAGTGTCAGGTGGACGTGGGAGTGCTAAATCCTTCTCAGTTGCTACTTACTTATTATTAAAAACCTTCCAGAAAGACCAAGTTATTTTGTTTACAAGGTACACAATGGTGTCTGCTGAGATTAGTGTAATACCCGAGTTTAACTCTAAATTAGAAATGCTACAACTTGAACACTTATTTCATATAACTAACAAAGAGATAATAAATAAGCTGACAGGAAGTAAGATAATTTTTAAAGGGTTAAAGACTGGTAGTAAGGTTCAAACTGCTAACTTAAAATCTATTGAAGGGCTAACTATATTTGTACTAGATGAAGCAGAAGAGTTAAGGGATGAAGAGATATTTGATAAGATTAATTTATCTATTAGAACTAAAGATGCTGACAACCAAGTTATATTACTATTTAACCCCCCTACTAAATCTCATTGGTTATACACTAGATGGTTTAGGGACAATGGTGTTAAAGAAGGAAGTAACCTCATCAAAGATAATACTACATACATACACACAACCTATCTAGACAACATAGAGAACCTCTCAGAGGACTTTGTTAAGGAGATGGAGGATATGAAGTATAAGAACCCAAAGAAGTATTACAACGTAGTTATGGGTGGTTTTAAAGATAAGGCAGAAGGTCTTATAATAACCAATTGGGAGTTAGGGGATTTTCCAGATGTTAAATCTGAATTTGCTATTGACTTTGGATTTAGTAATGACCCAAGTGCTTTAGTTGAATGCTATGTAGACCACAGTAAGCTTATACTCTATGTTAAGGGACGTTTATATAAAACTGGTATAATACCATCAGAACTAGCTAGAAGGGTTAAGGAGATAGCTAATAGGGCTTTAATAATAGCTGACAGTGCTTCACCAGATATAATAGCAGAGATAAAAGCACAAAACTGTAGGATTAAACCAGTTAAGAAGCCTAAAATAGTCGATAGATTAGAAATACTAAGGAACTATAAAATAATTGTAGACCCTAATAGTACAGATATAGTTGAGGAATTTAATAATTATTGTTGGGATAGTAATTATGATTTAGGAGAAAAGCCTATAGATGACTTTAACCACTATATAGATGCTATTAATTATTATCTTGTATATAGGAGTAGAAGAAAGGGGTTTAATAATAAATCAATAAGATAATTAAAGGGGGGATTTTTTAGTGTTTTTATGGTTAAAATCTCTGTTAACCCTTGGTATTAGTAAGATTAGCTAAAAAGTAATCCTGATACATATATGAGTAGAGTAGAAAGTAAGTAAGAAAATAGAAAGAATAATAATAATATACTAATAATATAAGTTATGACAATAAAAGAATACATGAGTATAAAGAATCTATATGACTTACATGAAGGAGATAGTAAGAAAATAGTAAATGGACTATTGGAAATGAATAAAGACATAAAGCTTAAGGATGCTAATAAAAAGGTACTTAAGTATTTTCAAGAACTTAATAAACAAAATAGTGATTTAGTCCAGAGGTTTAGACATGATGGAGTTGAGTATGGTTTAATACCAGACTTTGAAGAGATGTTAACTAAGGAATATCTAGACATTGATAAATATGAAAAGGATTTCAACCAGATACATAGATTGATGGCAGTTTTCTACAGACCTATAACCAAGAGTAAAGGAGATAAATATCTTATAGAGGATTATAAGGGTACTAGTAAGTATTCAGATATTATGTTAGAAGTAGATGTAAGCATATACCAAAAGCTAATAGGTTTTTTTTTGACTTTAAATCAGATTTTGTTAAAAGATATCCAAACATCTATAGAAAGGAAGATAAAACAGAAAAAGAAACCCCAAGTAAAAAAAGATTAATTAGTAAAGAGGAGGAGGTTTCACAAAAGTATGGGTGGTATAATTGGTTGTATAAGGCATCAGGTAATGATTACTTAAAAATAAAAGAAATAGTAAATACACCAGTGGCAGAGTTCCTATATTTTATTAACTTCCAAGTAGACTATAATGAAGTAGAGGATGAGAGAATAAGGAAAGCACAGCAAAAATAAGGTGTTTTTATATAAAAGGAAAAGACAATGAATACAAATAACAATTATTATACAATAGTACAGACCATCAGAGATACCTTTGAGGAAAACCCTCTAGTAAATAATATTATATATGCTAGACAACCAGATGCTGACTTATTTAAGAACACTATTACACCTTTAGTTCATATAAGTCCCATCCCCTCTACGTGGACTAATGAGTCTGCTAATAGCTTCTCTTTTGAGATTGGTGTATTGATACAAAGAACACAAGATAATAGACACAACGACACTAAATTTGAGGGTAATGATAATATAATTGATGCACATAATACAAGTTATTCAATCATTAATGAATTTCTTACTGTTATGAGTAAAGATAATAACAATCAAATTTATATGGAAAATGTAGGAAGTATAGAACCTATCTTTTTTGACAATATAGATGGGTTGGATGGTTTTGTATTTACTGCTGACTTTAAAACCTCAAATAAAACACAGGTATGTTAACTAATTTACAGGCTGAAATAGAGAAGAGTGCTAAGAAAGTAGTTAAAAAAATAAGACTATACGCACCCACTGACCAAGGGGATTTAAGAAAGAGTGTAAAATATGTAATTACAGATGATGGGTTTGAAGTAGATGCATTGCCTTATTTAGATTATGTAGATAAAGGGGTGAATGGTATTAAAAAGAGTGTAGGTAGTATATATTCATATACATTAAAAAAGCCACCTATTAAATCACTTAAAGGTTGGTCTAAAAGAAAGGGGTTAAACCCTTATGCAGTTCAAAACAGTCTATATTATAACGGTTTAAAACCTAAAAGATTTCTTAGAAAAGCAGATGAAGAATTTGATGTAGATAGTTTAATAATAGCTTATGGTAAGGATATAGAAGAACAAATG